TATGAACGCTTGACAAGGGACTCAGAACCACCTAGAGTACCTTTGCCCAGGTTGATCGAGAGGCCTCTAGATACTTCTAAGTGTTACACTGAAGAGTGTAAAAAACTTGGAGGTGAAATGAGACTCTGTGCCCCATGGGTTGACACCTGTAAACCAGAGTGATAAAGTGAATGTATTGTGGTGGAGGATTGGCAGAGTTAGGTTTAATGCAGGGGATTGCTAATCCCCCGATGTCTTTAGGGGCATCCGTTGGTTCAAATCCAACATCCTCCGTATGGGAGATTAGCTCAGTGGTAGAGCAATGTGCTGATAACGCAGAGGTCGCTAGTTCAAATCTAGCATTTCCCACTTGACAATCAAATCCTAACCTGGTATGATTGTCTCACGGGTTTTGAGGGTCCAAACCTCAAGTAAATCCCACACCTCCCATGCCTCTCAACGATGCACAAACAGGGGAGGTCTCTTGGGCATATAGTGAAGTGGACTATCACACGGCTCTTCTAAAGCCTTATCCTTGGTTCGAATCCAAGTATGCCTGTTGGAGTTTATCTCCATATATAAAAGTGATAGAGGGTAAGTCACTGTTATATCCTTATGAGATATATCACACTTACTCCATCAAAACGTAGGAAGTGCAACACCTCTCGCTGGTTTAGACTGGATGATGTGAAAGGTGATTCTGTCCGCACATAGAAATCCCTCCTACCACCAAGTCGATGTGGCGTAATTGGTAGCCGCGTATGGTTTAGGCCCATATGGAGTAATCCGTGAAGGTTCAAGTCCTTTCATCGACACTTGACAATCAAACTCAAATAGTTTATGATTGTCCTATAAGCGGGTATAGTTTAGGGGTAAAATGCCATCCTTCCAAGTTGGAGTCACCGGTTCGATTCCGGTTACCCGCTCTGAACCTTCGGGTTCTTAAAATGTGGTTCTGGGTGGAATTCCCAGCAGTTCTGTTAGGGACTGTCCTTTGTAGGTTCGATACCTACATCTTCCTTATGGAAGATAAGAATGGCTACTGGAAACCACAACCTCTGGTAGTCTATTGGTAAGGACAGGCGGACAACGCACTTGGATACTGGGTTCGATTCCCAGACAGAGGTACATTCCCTTATAGCTCAATTGGCAGAGCACGAAGCTGTTAACTTTGGGGTTCCTGGTTCGAGTCCAGGTGGGGGAGTTGGAAGTGATCCTGCGATAACCTCAAGAGCTCTCCTTCCAACTAAAACCTAGAATATTTCTAGGTCAGGGGGATGGCCTCCCCTGTTTCGGGCGATTAACTCAGCGGTAGAGTGCGCTCCTTACAAGTGTGAAGTCACTGGTTCGAATCCAGTATCGCCCATTTCATAAATACTTACAAAAAGAGTATAATGGAAAAACTGTTTAAACTCTTAAGTGATGCTCAGTCATCACTTTTTGTTTTATTTCACAAAACTTGGGCATTTCACTGGAATGTAGTTGGAGAAGACTTTACTCAACTTCATCAACTCTTTGGTGGACAGTATGAAACTATGTTTGAAGAGATTGACAGACTCTCTGAACATATGAGATACTTAAATATTAAACCACTGAGTTCACTTTCAAGAATGCTTGAGGTGACTCAAATCAAAGAGGCAGCAAGTTCCACTGGAGCAAAAGAAATGCTTCAAGAACTTCTCCAAAATAACGAAAAGTTTTGTGAATTAATGGCAGAGATTTCAGAAGAATCAGAAGCACAAAAGCAATATGCAACTGCTAATCTGGTTCAAGATTTAATGGAATCTCACGGAAAATTTGTATGGATGCTAAGGTCACATTTACAGTGATAAGGATGAAGAACAATGTTATCAATAAGATGCAAAGATTGCAATAAAGAATTAACAGGACACCAATCAAAAACAATTACCTGTGGTTGTCCTAACATGGCAACAATTCGTGGAGATAAGATTTCAGCTCTTGACTTATCCCGAATTGTCATGTTAAATTCAATAAAAGAAAATCAAAACAAAAGTGTACTGACTTCCCAAGACATTGCTTGGCAAGAAGCACGTCGCCAACGTAAAGTGAGGCGACTTGATTATGAAGTCCGTTAAGGACTTAATATTGGAAAGGTGTCCGAGTGGTTTAAGGAACTTGTCTTGAAAACAAGCGAGGTGAAAGCCTCCGTGGGTTCGAATCCCACCCTTTCCGTTTAGAAAAGTTACAAATTTAACAATTGCTTAATCAGTGTTACGTTATGAACACAATTGGTTGACGTTGAAATTCTTGTGATTATTATATAGTAGTATCACAGGGACAAACCCATGGATCAACATACTTATGAGAACTGGGTGAAGATCAAAGAAACTTTTGAATCGTCTGGAAACACTGATAATATGTTTTACTATCGAGCATGTGAAATCGTTAAAACAAGAAAAGACCCTCTCGCAAAATTTCTTGGAGATGAGAAATGATGCACGAACAAGAAGAATTAGTTACACGTTCTGAAGTTCAGGAGATGATTGATGCTGCAATACGACGACACAACCGTAATGCTTCTATCATTAGTATGTGCGTCGGTTGGGTGGTTCTTGCTTTATTTGCTGAGGGACTCCTCCGACTAGTGGGTGTTATTCCGCCATTACTTCCATGGCTCAAAATCACTCTGAATTAATTTTCTTAGTTCCTTGGTTTATTCTTGTTGTGATTGCTGTTTCTATGTTTGTTCAAGGTTGGATGATTATGAACGCTCATCATGGGTATTCAAAAAGTCCAAAAGTTAAACATCCAGAGTTAAATAACGTTAGAGCAGGAGATCCATTACTAGTGGTAAGATTCACAGAAGAAGATTTAAGAGAACTTCACCAAAGAATACTTCAACAAAAAATGGATGAATTATTTGAAGAACCATCAACTTACGAAGACGAGGACGAAGAAGATGACTAAGACACTCTTGATTTCAACCCTAATCTATGGTACAATTATATCAATTTGGATTTATTGGGCACTTACTCACGCATATGTAAGATGATTTTTCACATTGTAGAAGTACTCGCAGCAAGTCCTTTTTTCCTTTTCGTCTGCGGTTGTGGGTTGACAATTGTTCCATTTGCTGGTATTATGTTTATACATAGAAAAAAGTAACGGGATGTAGCTCAGTTTGGTAGAGCACTCGCTTTGGGAGCGAGGGGCCGTAGGTTCAAATCCTATCATCCCGATTTTGGTTTAAGTAAAATGAGTAAGTTAAAGCAAGTTGAATGGATTTGGAACCATGGAAAAGTACTTTCAAAATTACTGTATGAAAATAATAACGTTGACTTAAGAAAAAATGATGATCCACCTCCAACAAAGGCAGCACACGATATCGCACATTTTATATGTGGATTTAATGAAAATTTTGAGTGGGATTATCAAATTGAACCAAATCATATAGCAGAATATAACGCAGTTTTTGTTGAAGAATTATTGGGATTATTCTCTTTTTATTACTATAATGATTATCCCATAGATATTAAAATAATTTCTGAAGAAATAGATTCCCATATGAAGTGGTTTTCTGAAAAGCACTATAAAATACATGAGAATCATCCGACTAAAAAATATCATACAGATCTTAAAAAAGATTTTTTTAATAGAATAGATATGAAGATATTGGAAAAATATTTCTTACAATTTTACCAAACTTGGATCATAGAAGATTTGATAGGAAGTCAATCATTTGATATATCAATAACTATGAACTCTTCTATTGACTATGAATTTGAACTATTATATGATTATCTTGTGCAAGTAAAACAAAACATGATTAAGACAAAACTTTAAACTTTTATTTGTATAAAAATGTATCCAGAACTAAACGAACTTCAATCATTTACGTTAGAAGAATTTCAGACAAATTTTGATAGTTTAATAAACAGAGTTGAAAATGGCGAATCATTTATTATACGAGATGGAAATAAAAGCGCAGTGATAGTTCCTTACAACGAAACCATAAAGTATGCAATAGAATCAACTGTGGATGATGAGGTCATACGTCTCCACACAGATCATGAAGAAGGTTCGTGATTGACGAAGAGTTCCAAATCCTCTACAATTGATTTGGTCTTATGGGACTGTCGCCTATTGGTTAAGGCCGTCGCCTTATAAGCGGCTGAATCGGGTTCAATTCCCGACAGTCCTACCTTGCTCCTTTAGCAATCTGGTGAATGCAGCGAACTCATAATTCGCCTGAGGCGTGTTCGATCCACGCAAGGAGCATAGGACAGAAACAACACTGTCCACCTTGACTTCTCTAAGTCAAACCCTTATAATACTAAGGTCAACATTCAAAACAATGACTCTTACAGCAAAATTCAAGAAAGATGTTTCCACTCTTCGTGGTGCAGCAAATGGCGATTTCTACCTTGATGTAAAGAATCCAAAACTCTACAAAAAGGTTCGTCGTTATTATGAGAACGAAGGTGTAGTGTTCTCTGGTGATCCTTTGGATGATTATGAAATGCTTATGGAATACGTTCTTGCTGATCTAGAATCTGTCGAGGTTGCATGACAACACGACTTCCTAAAGTTCTTTTGGAACGTGAAGGTTATCGATTTGTTGAAGTTGGTATTCTTGAAATAAACGGTAAACCCGATTACCGTATGCAAAAACAAAATGAATACACTAAACGTTGGAATGACATTTATCTTTTTGATAATGGTCTACAATGTACTACTGCAATGGAAGACATTGAATATGCGAAATGGTTAGATCCTGATAGGGTTCCTTGCTACATAAGTGAAGATGATGATTGAATTAGTCACGGATGGACTCTAACAGCACTGGTCGGGAGCAAAACCCCTTTATGTCTAAATCTGATCTACTAAGGTGGATTGGAAATATTCTCCTCATAATAGGCTATCAAGTTATGTT